TCCAGCTCCGTGATGATGCTGTCTTCACCGCCGACCTCAACGATATTACCGTTGTTGTCGGTATATGTACCACCTACTTTGTAGGTCTTCAGAATCGCCTTTGTCAGCCTTGTCGCAAACTCAGTATCCGTCAGCTCAACGAGTGCGCCGTAAAGCTCTTCGACTCTTTCCAAGTCAATCGTCAGACTGCTTAGACCTTCGTTAGCGTATTTGGCTACCTCTTTGACGAGGGTATTGACTCGCTTTACTTCGCCGTTAAGGGCATTGACAATGTAAACTAAGGTATTGCCGTTTACGCCCTGTAGCATTGTTTCAGCCATATCCCACCTACTTTGCCTGACTCGTGTAGCGTACTTTCAGTTCCGCATCCACTACCGTCGTCGTCGTATCGTTCGTGTTCGTAGAGAACGCAAGCTTGTAGTAAACGAACTTCTTGACCTTTATCTTGCACCGTTTTATCTTCGGCAAGTCGTTATCAAACTCAGGAGCAACTGTTACTTCGGTGTTATCTATTGACCTGTCCGTCTTCGACGTCACGACTACGCTGTTGTCATTTTCGGACTTGATGCCAATCCACACCAGCGCAGAGTACTTCCGCATATACGAACCGCCAAAGTCCATCGATCCCGATTCCCAGTAGCAGTCGATAGCCGTTCCGCTGTCGCTCTTTGCGTTCTCGTCCAACAGCAGAATCTTGCCGCTCTTTGTACCGATATACAGGTTGCCCTGTACTTCCATCAGCATCCTTGCGTCTACTCCAGTGTAGTAGTACCAAGCGTCTATCATGTAGTTATGGACAAGTGCGTTTCCGTCGTCGTCGACGATGTAATACTCCTGATGAAGATTGTCGTCGTAACAGTGAACCTTGGAGAAGTCCATGTTGCGGAGGGTGGCATATATCCTGTCAGAGATACGCTTTGCCTGTCGCTCGTCCATGGAGATGTTCGCAGAGTATGCAGAGCCGTTTCTCCACTCGAACAGATGCCCAGCACTGAGCGTCCTTGGCGCATTCAGCACCAGCTGTACCTGACCGTCTGCTTCGTTGCCGAGTATCTTGTTCAGCGGTGTACTGTAGAACGCTGGAGTAAGTGTAGTGTCTGCCAGTGTAACCACACCGTAGTCCAGTGCATAACAGCCCACAGGGTTTTTAAACGCCACCAGTCTTCCATAGTGCCGAATCATTGCGGAGATAGGCGTGTTCGCATCACCGACTGCCACGACGTTCAGGTCGGGAAAGTAATCCGCTCTCGGCTTGCCCCAGTAGTCAAGCCCTGAATAAAAGGCTTCGTTCGTTCCGTCGCCATACAGGAACACTCTGTTATCCTGTGTGCCAGCATACAGTTCGGCATACCGCATACTTTTGATTCGGTTGATGTTCTTGTAAATATCCCCTGTGGAAGTGGAGAGGTCGTACTGGATTTCATAGCTGTTTACGCCCACTTCGGGAATCTGCGTGAACACCACTTCACCAGTTTCGCTCGTGAAGCTCCAGCCTGTAGTAATCTGCTCGTTCGTGGCGGTATCGAACACCTGTACGTTCAGGATGTTCTTCTCAGGCATCGGGAACAGATTGCCTTCGCCGTCGGGGGAAATCCATACACGGCGTTTACCGTTCAGTTTATTCGTCTGCTCAAGCAGTTCGCCGCCACCGCCTGGGGGGATAGAGATTGCCACAAGCGGTCTGTATCCGTAAGAACCGCTGGAGACATCGGTGAAGCTCCATGAGCCGTCTGCGTATTCGATCATGGCATACTGTTTGCCGTTCAGTAGCCACAGCTTCTCTTCAAACCCGAAGAAGCAGACGTCGTTCTCCGTGTCGTATGCGCCCATGTCGACAGGGTTTTCTGTCTCCATCACGCCGTCGTCCATGAGCTTCCAGATGTGTCCGGCACAGGCGCACATGAACACTTCACGCTTGTTCACCCAGCCATGCCACATGCCCTTGACAGGGGCATCGCCAAGAGTGAACAGCTCTGTAGTGCCAGCTCTTTTGCGGAGGTTGCCGTTCTCCGTTATCTTGAAGTTACGGCAGACAGTTGCTTCGCCAAGCTTTATCTTGTTGTCACCATCGGGCGACTCATGCAAGCCGAGGAACGCCCTGATGCTGACGACTTTTTCTTTTGTGCTTGCATTAATACTCGCCATTACACCAGTCCTCTTGTGTCACCCTGTTCCTGAATCTTCCTCTGCAATGCGCCAAAACCACCGCCTGTGTTCGGGATATCCATCTTCTGCTGGAGGTCGGCGTTCTGCCCTTCCATACCACCGCCAGCGGGAGGCATCATACCCATTGCCATCTGCTGGGCTTCAAGCTCACGCTGTTTCTTCTCGAGCAACGCTCTGCGCCCCGGTACGTAATCATCGGGGATACGCTCAAGATAGTCCACGATAGTGATGTGACCGTTGCGGAGTAGATTATCCAGCGTCTGCATGGAAGCGATTTCTGAGTAATACGTCGACGAACCGACGTCGAGTTTGATGATGACAGGATGGTCTTTCAGAATCTTGAAGTCGAATTCGACGGGTACGCTTTCGGGCATCTCAATGTTCGGATTCATCTGCTGTGCGAACATGACAGCCTGTTTCTCCATATCTGTCGGCTCGCTGTCCACGTACCGCACACCGTAGTACTCGCCCATAAACTCAAGGCAGATACGTGATACATCTTCGATGCATCGGTACATATTCTGCTTGGTAAGCTCCTGTGGCGTAGCCGCCGCTCTCTGCAATGCAATGATAGCGGAGGTGTTGTCAGGTCGGGTATCACCAAGCGCAACAGACGTAGCGCCGAGAGACTCTTCTGTTTTGGAGATAACCATCTCGATGTACTGGGCAATCTGCGGAGAGATGGGGGCTGGGTCGATGGTCTTGGCAATGTCGTTGACGTTGCCATTCACGCCGATTGCTGACCCGACACGGTTATCCCATTTGCTTATCTTCGTCTTGTCATAGACCACCTTGGAGAACGCCGATTTCATAATCGACAGCATGGTCATGGCGAACGTCTTGTTGATGAAGACTTGGTTCGGAATAAGTCCTGTCACCATAGCCTGTCCGTGATAAGAATCCTGTACATAGTCCCAGTTCAGCCATGCGAACGGGAACATCTTGATGTTCATGTTGAACGGCTCTTTGACAGTGGAGTCTTTGGTACACTCATAGCACCAAATCTCGTCCGTCTCGTCATCACGCCAAAAGATGACCATGACAGTTGTCAGGTCGTTTACACTCTTAACGTCGTTGACGTGTCCGTCTTCTTCGTAGTCAGAAGAGATATGCCGCCAAGTCTCGATGTCGTTCTCTTTCGCACGCATCCGTACCTTGCGCACAGGCTCACGTTTCGCCATGATGATGTAATCCTGATCCTGTACACTGCGGTTCTGAGGGTTGCCGAAGAACACACGTGTGTTCTCGACGATGTCCATCTTGATGCGTCCTTTGACTTTCTGACCGTTCTCGGCGTCGTCGTCCCAGTAGATGTAAATACATCCGTCACCGTCTACTGCCGCATTGCGCATAAACTCACGGATAAGCGACGGCACGTTGTTCTGCTCGAAAATGGCTTCAAACTCCTCGTTGAGGATGTTCACCAGCTCTTTGTAGCCCGATGTGCCCACGGTATTCGCCAAAGCAGTGGCGTTCACCTTGATGTTGTCAGAGGTAATAGATGCAATGGTAAACAGAACGACACGCTTCAGGATGTTCACCTGTGGGGTAGGCAGACCGTTTGCTTCCACGCCTTCCCACTGTTTCCCGATAACGAAGTCCTCGTTTACACGTACATTGTCCGACAGCAGTATCATTTGGTTGTACATGATACCGTCTTCGTACATCTTACGGACGATATCATGGTCGGGGAATCGTTTGCCCTCAAACAGATACAGCTCGTCGTATTCCTGTTTCGGTTTCTTGCTCTTAGCCATTTCTGACACCTATCCCAAGCGGATTGTAGTTCACGACCTGATTCAGCCCGTTGCTCCACTGTTTCGCTACTTCGTCTACTGTCTCATCGAACAGTTCTTTCACATGGTCGTCGACGTTCGACAACGCTTTTTCATGCTCTTTCAGTTTCTCTTCATGTCCAGCCAGCCGTTCTATCAGCCTTTCCTGATAGTCCTCTGTACCAGCCAGTCTGCCCTTGACTACCGCAAGCTGTTCCTCCAGCGCATCGATACGGTCAATGGAATCAGATAGGCTCTGTGAAAGGCTGACAATAAGGTTTACCTGACTTTCGATCTTGTTGTTCAGTTCACGTTTCGTCATGTATCCGCAATCCCCTCCAGTTTCACGATTATCTTCCTGTCCTTGTTTTCCGCTGGCTTGTCTGAGTACCCGCCGTTCTGAGGCTGTTTCAAGGCGTTCATGCACCCAGTAGCCTTCTTGTTGTCTGCTACCATCTGACGTTCCAGCCAGCTCTTCCGTCTGCGGAGAGCAAAGCGGAGCGTTCTTTCGTATTTCTCGTCCGTTTTCAAGGCTTCATACTCCTCGTCGGTGATATCCAAGTAGTTCAGCATCCCAGCTTCGTCGGGGAACGAGTTCTTCCGCTCCTCCACTTCGAAGAAGTATTTCTTTACCTTTTCGTCCAGTTCTTCAGGGGTATATGTGTACTTCATGCTCCAACTCCTATGTAGCTTGCGGTTATCTCACCGCCCGTCATGTATGTCTGATAGTCCTGTCCCTCGACGTCGTCGTCGTACCAAGAGTCAAGTAATCCTTCTTCTTCCTCAACAGGCTGTTCCGTCTTCAGCGTCCTGTTGATGCAGAAGTAACGTACTGCGTCGACGGCGTGTGTGATGTCGTGCGGGTCTTTGGCGCAGTCATCAGGGTTCTTCTCATCCGCTTGTATGGACGCTATGTCCTCGTACACATCCTCCGTGTTGTCGAAGAACATCAACGCTGGCAGAGCTTTCGGTGCATTCTCCGCACCGCCCAGCATCTTGATGACATACTCGTCATGCAAGGGGATAGGGTCTAGCATCGTCCGCAGAATGAGATGACCTTGCACCCTGTTGTTGTCTGCTTTCACAATCGGCACGTTCGCCGTGTTGAACATATCCGCTGTCGTCTTGCCCGTCTCACGCTGTCTGTTCCACATATCAGGAGGCGCATACGTCACAACTATCTTGTCTTCGGGCAAAGTATGCTGTTTCACCGCATTCACAGCGTCGGGGATGTTCAGGTTGTCACGTTCAAACGTCCTGTAGCACCAGCATCTGCCGTCCTCGTCTACTGCCCACCAACAGCAGACGAACATATCAAGTCCGTAGTCAAAGCTTCGATACCTGTTCCAAAACTCAGGTATTCTGAACGGTTTCGTGACATTCTGTGCAACAGAGAAATTTGAGAAATACGAGCCAGCAAGGATATCCCAGTCGCCATAGCGCATGGCGTCCGAGTTCGCCATCAGCGAGATGTCCGACAGATACCCCGGATTTCGCTCCAGCATGATGGTGTTGTCTTCGGCTTTAGCAAAGATGAACGAGTAATCGTCAGGGTTCTCGTTCTTGTCGGGATGCTTCGGGTCGCTTTTAAATTTTCTCTCGATAAACAGCCTTTTGACCCATTTATGCCCCACGCCACCGGGGTTACAGGTTAGATAAAACCGTTTGGGGAAGTCGTTGTCACCACGCAGACAGGCGGCTAAATGACGGAACGAACGTTCAGAAAACTGCGTCGCCTCGTCCATGATGATGATGTCATGCGACTGACCCTGATACTCATTCTCCGAGTTGACACCGTCGAAGTGACCGAACTGTATCTGACTCTTTACTTTCTTCCCTTTGTCGTCGTCGAGCGTGATAGTGAGTCGGTGTTCACTCCCGTTGTACGATGCCAGTTCAGGCGGTACTATCCGCAGTATCGGCTCGATGTGGTTCGCCAGTAACTCAGGGTAGTGTGCACGGATTATCAGCACATGGATACCGGGATACTTGAGACAGTACCATATCGCTAACCTCTGAGCCGCATGGCTCTTGCCACCGCCTTTCGCTAAGCACCGCCATAGCATGTAAACTTGGTTTTGGAGTTAAAAAACTCAATTTGTTTCGGATTTAACCGACCAAGGTCTACTTCTATTTCAGACTGTTCTGTCTTTCTTGCTCTAGCGATAACGGCAACACCTCTCTTCCCTCAAAATAGAAAAAGAGTCTCTGCCATAACTTTCATTTCGTCGTCGACGTCGTCATGGTGAGACTCTGTTTTTTACCTTTTATTTTCTTGTAGTACCTAACGAAAAGGGTACCCCCGCTTTTTCCGCTACCCCTCCGTAAAAGGAGGAAGGGATTTTCACCCTCTGGCTTGTCTCAGCCCGATGCTGTCTCACTGTCCAGCACAGCCAGCGTGTGGCTACAAAAAGGAAAAAGCCGCAGTACCCACTGCCTTTATAACACAATACGTTGAATCCGTCAATAGCTTCAGTGCCAAAACATTGAAAGACAGTCAGTGAGATATATTATATATACCCTTGCAGACGAAGGTGGCCTGTTTTTCCGCTACCCCCTCTTACATGGATGCATGACAAGACAACCATGCAAGACAACCACACCACCAGCCTGCCACACACCAGCAAGCCAGCCAGCCTCCACCAGCCAAGACACACCAGCACCACCAGCGGGGGAACATGCACCTCCACCAGCCTACGCAAGCCAGCCTGCCTAGTTAACTAGTTCTAAACATACGTTGCAATGGCAACAAGATGGATAACCAGTATATCTTTTATCCTATCTTCCGTCCTATCTTTTCTTTACCTTTGTGCTAACTAGTACATCTTACCAGTATATATAACTAGTGCTTACTAGCCGATATTCCAGTCGGGGTGAACCGTAAGGTTTAATAAATCATAACAAGGAGAATTCTAAAATGAAAAAAGTTCTTGATGTGGTTACGTTCACCACAGAATATGACTGCCTGCTGGATGAGGCGTTTGTCTATGACATGGAGAAAGCACATGCTTCTCCTAAAACACTTAGTGAAAAGTGGGCGATGTTCGAGCCTGATGTGTTCGACGTAGACGTGAGTGCTGAGCAGTACAAGCAGTGGATATACGAATAAGAGGAGGGGTTCGCCCCTCTTCTTTTTTTGTTGCCGTGCTTCGGGCGGTAACTGGTTGTTCTTCCCGTTGTTTACTTCTGCCGCCCTTCGCCCCGATATTCTTTTTGGGTGACCCGTTCGGGTTAAATAAAACTTATATAATTTAAAGGAGAAATCAGTCATGGCTACATTTGCAAAGGTTCAGAAGTTCGATAAGGTGTTCACCCCTGCTCAGGGCAAGCACGCATGCATCATCGAGTTCAGCGAGAGCTACAAGATGATGGATAAAGCGACTGGCGAGTACCGCAAAAAGGACGGATGCGACGTCCTCTACAAGACCATCACGTTCTTCGACATGGATGCGAAGACCCAGTTCAGCCAGCGGTTCAGCGATGGGCAGATTTACTATCTGCTCAAGTCGCTTGCTCAGACCCATGAAGAGTTCGAGGGCAAGACCCAGTCGCAAATCGTGAAAGCGGTTGCGGAATCGCCCGTGGACATCTTCGTAAGCAAGCATCCGCAGTACGGTCTCCAGTTCAGTGGCTACGCCCCCAAAGGTTAAGAAAAGAAGCACCCGAAAGGGTGCTCTTTTTTTGTCACTGCCGAATGAAACAGCATTAAGCATAGCATAGGTGTATCGGCAGAGAGGCAGTAAGGTTTCCAGTGGAGAGGCGAGGGGGCGAGCCGAGCCGTCCTCTGCTCCTCTACCAGTACATACATAACTAGACATACATACGACCAATATACGACTGAACATACATGTAACCAGTATACGTCGTCGTCGTAAGAGAAAGTGTAAGTGTAAGTGTATATGTCAAGTGCACAGCAATCAGTAAAGCAATTGGAATTGAAAAGCACTTGGCAATTGCAAACAGCAGTGATGTACACCGCCAGCCGTTGTTCGTCAAGGGCAAGCTCGCTTCGCTCGTGCTTCGCACCCTTGACGCCCACCAGCTTTGCGGTGTCCATAATGGGTGTAAATAAGATAAGTTTTTTAGCTTATCAGAAAGGAACAAGAAACTGTTAACATGAAAACAATATATACAGTTACTATATATGCTGATGAATATCTCGATGAAGTAATCAGCATATCCGATTGGGCTTTTGATAGCCGTCGGGGTGCTGAAATCTTCATAGAGAAGATGGAAGCCCGTGACAAAAGAAAAGGCAGATCATATGTATACGGCATAGGTCGTCTGTTTGTTTTCAGTGAAGAAAGCGCAAAAGATATGATCGTAAGTTAATATACATACAGCCCGTGCCACAGGTTGCCAACTTCGTCAAGGTAGTACCTTCGGTCTCCACCTTGACTCAGTTGGCTAACCTGTAGCCACTGTCTTTATCGTAAAGTAAATAAATATATATGCATCTGTAGCTCAATGGTAGAGCGCACGGCTGTTAACCGTGATGTTGTAGGTTCGAGTCCTATCAGGTGCGCCACATGGGGCATTAGCTCAGTTGGTAGAGCATGCGGCTGTTAACCGCAGTGTCGAGAGTTCGAGTCTCTCATGCCCCTCCATATGGATTGGTAGCTCAGTTGGTAGAGCGCATGCCTGAAGAGCATGGCGTCGGCAGTTCGATTCTGTCCCAGTCCACCACTTGAAGAGGGAGGCAATTGCCGTTTGCACCTCAGTCTCGCCTACCAGCCGGCGGTTTATAAATAGGCTGGCTCTTTTGTTTATAAGCTCTGCCTGACGGAGCTATTAGTCAGGAATGTGCAATTCAAAACGACGTCGTGAAAGTCGACAATATTTTATTATAAGGAGACGATGAAAATGTCTAAGAAAGTGATGAAGTTTGAAATCGGTAACGCTGAGGAAATCCTGAAGTCCTATGCCCAGTGGAGAGACATGACCGCAGAGAAGCGGAAAGACCTTATTGCCAAGGCTGGCAACTATGACAATCGCATCAAGCTGGATGTCCAGAATCCTGTGAAAGACGGCATCCGTAGTGTCAGCTTCTACAGCTCCGGTAAGGTGTACCTCACGTTCGGCAAGTTCCACAGCATCAAGCTGGAATCGGGATTTGACCCGCAGAATCGGTATACCTCCAAGGATGGAGTGACCAAAGCATATCCGCTGACGTGGAGTGAGGCAAAGGACTATTACTCCATTGAGAACAAG